GACACGGATGACATTTCGAGCGAATCGGATGCGGACGAGGATGGCAATCTTGCCGGTTTCGTAGTTAAAAGTGACGATGAAGATATAGACAGTGATGTTTCAGCCCCCGGAGGAGATGGATCCGAGATCGACTCCGGTGATGAATGAACAGCAGCAGCAGCTCCGTGAGGAGTATTACCTTCCCCAGCAGCTACAAAAGCATGACGAGTTTCTTGAGAGTGTCTCGAAGCAAACGCTCGTGCTCGTGTTTGGTGCATTTTTTCTCGGCTTGCTGCTCGGCAAGTCGTTGACGCCAATCGTACTCAGGCAGTAGTAGTCCCTGTAACTCAGTTGGTTAGAGTGCGAGTCTTATGAGCTCGACGTCGCGGGTTCGAGCCCCGCCAGGGACATCCTGGCCCTATGGCCTAATCGGATAAGGTGTGAGACTTCTAGGGTGAAACAACGCCCGGTGTGATCTCGAGATTGCGGGTTCGAATCCCGCTAGGGCCTCTTAGGCGGTGGCGCCAATGAATGCAATGCCAGGTGATGTAAGACCCTGACCATACTCGGTCACGGTCGTACTGTTCTTTAAGTACTCGTACTGTTCATCCTTCGGGATGACGGTCATGGGTGCAATGCCTGCCGACGACTCGAGACCGACAAACTCCCCAAACCCAGTGACGGCTGCGACATTCGCAAACGCATCTTCCTGGATAAAGCCCGACATTGGGTGTTCACGCATGTTGAGCCAACCGGCTGCATCCTTGAACACTTCCGTCTGACTGTCTTGCGCGGCATCGAGTTTCTCGGTGTAAGGCATTTCGGTATTTTCATCGCGCGGCGGTGCATAACAGCTCTTTTTTGGCCTGATCATGAGCATCAGCACCGTCAATACGAGGACGGCGAGACCGAGCCAAAGCGTCCACTTCATACTAGTACAAGGCTAGAAATTTACAGAGGATCGGCTCCGTTCGGGTTGATGGCAGGGGGCACCTCTGTCGGTGCAGCGCGTTCCAGCTCCTCGGTGGCGGCAATACGCGCGTCCGCTGTGGCCATCAGCTCTTCAATGTTCAAGTCCGGAAACTCCTTCTTCAGATCCTCGAGGAGCGCAATGGGATATGCCGACTTCGTAATAGTCATACTAATACAAGCCTAGAAAAAATTTACAGAAGACCGTTCGCCATCGCGCCGGCTCCGATCGGCTCCGGTGCCGGACCGGCGTCGATCACCGGAGGATTCTCGGCTGCAGCGATACGGTCCTTCTCCAGCTGCTCGCGACGCTTGATAATCTCAGCCGCGATACGTACGTCCGCCTTGGCCACCAGCTCCTGCATGTCCGCCTCGGGAAACTCCTTCTTGAGGTCCTCGATGAGCTCCGCCGGGTGAGGAATGGGCGGAACGTCCGGCTTGCTGTAAAACTTGGAGTTCTCGTCACCCGCCTCGATGAAAGGCGTCGCGCTCCCCTCGATCGGCGTAGCCATCATGTCACGCTTGCGCTTCTCAAAGTGAGACGCAGCCTCGCGCTGGTTCTGGCGGTACTTGGACATAATCTCCTCGAGCTTCTCGTTCTGGTAGTGAACATCCTCAATCTGGTCACGGTCCGGCGGAATCAGCAGCCACTTGTACATGTCGACGACGTAAATGTCGACCAGGTTATCCTCCTTCTGGAGGCGCTTGGCGTGCGCAGCCGCCTCCTCCTTGTTCGCGAAGCACCCGCGAATCTTCATGCCCAGCTTGTCATTCTTCTGAGGCTGGTCTGGGCCAACGATCGAGATGAGTGCGTACACCTGTCCGGGAACAGTCAGGAAATCCTGCTCGAGCATACCACCAGCAGACGCCATATAAACAGTAGACGCTCTTTTGTTTTAAGTCAAAAAACGCAATGGAGGCTCTTCGTCGCACGCACAACCAGTGCAAGCGCCAGCTCATCAGCGAGCATGTTCGGTCGAATGACCAGGTTCTCGACTGTGGCTGTGGACGCGGTGGCGACTGGCACAAGTGGAAATCGATTGGTTACCAGCGTCTGATCGGTGTCGACCCGGACCTCGAGTCCCTGAAGGAGGCGCAGCGTCGCGGAAACGAAATGGGCATGCGTCAGATGATGCTCGTCCACGGCGACATTCACGACGTACAGAAGCTCGGGCCGTTTGACGTCGCCTGCTACAACTTTTCGATCCAGTACATTCTCGAGACACTGGAAGAGTCGTGCGAAGCGATTGGAAATGTCGTGCGTCCTGGTGGGAAGCTCATCGGCATTACACCCGACTTTGATCTGATCACCAAGTTCAAGTCTCCGGATGCGCTCGGCAACACGGTGAAGCTCGTCGACTCGATGCACATCGAGGTGAAGCTGACTGACGGGCCATTCTATGCAGACGGTGCACGCGAGGAGCCCATCATGGACAAGGATATCCTGGTGGACGCACTCAGGCCGTGGTTCACGCTCGTCGAATGGAAGCCTATGATGGCGACCAAGACGGGACTCATCTCGGACATTTACTCGACGTTTGTTTTTCTGCGCAAGTAGAAGGAATGAAGGTTTCGCTCACGTACGTGGCGAGCCTCTTCGGGCTTGCCGTCACGGTCGGCGTTCTCGCATCGTTCGTCAGGGAACCACCGATGCTCGTCGACATAAAGAGACGGTACCGCCTATTGCTGACACACCTGCGTACGACGCCACACATCGATCCGCGGTTCGAGGTGCTTCGGCGCCATGAACCGTTGCTTACTGGCATTGACTCGTCTCGTATGAATCGAGGTACGATCGGGTACAATGTCAACAAGGGGTATGAGATTTTCATTTGCATAGACAACGCCGGATCGGTCGATGCCGCGATGCACGTGCTCATTCACGAACTCGCGCACATGACCGTGCCAGAGTACGATCACACGGATGCGTACTGGCAGAGCTTCAAGGATCTCCGGGATCTTTGCGTTTCGCTTGGACTGCTCACCGTGACAAACACACCGACGATGTATTGCGGTGGGAACATCACGGCTTAGATCTGGTTCTTCAGAAACTTGAGCGCAAAGTAGAAGAGCACGGCGGCGATCATGGCGGACACAGCCATGCCCGTCGGCGTCATGTCACCCGCCTCGGACAGAAACTTGGGGATGCTGTCCGCCAGCTTGTCCTGGACGGGCTTGGAAAATGTCGCCAATGCCACCAGACCTGCCACAGCCGCCTGGAACTGCTCATCAGTCAGTCCCAGAGGGTTGCCAGACTTCTTCGACGGGGCCGCACCGATCATGCCCGGGCTCACGGCCGTCACGCGGTTGGACGTCGGCGAAACGTACGCGGCCGAGTTGACACCCCCTGGCGCCGAGTCATCCATGTCGAACGAAGCTGAAGGCATCACGTCTGAGATGGGCGTAGAAAAGTCCATCATCGTGTTATTACTTGCTTCAGAAGTTTTTTCGTTGAACATCACTGCACCCGGACCAGCCGGCGGAATTTCACCGGGGCGAATCGCGTCGGCGCGCGTCTGGATTCCCATCTGACGATCCATGATGGGTTCGGGTGCCGGCGGTGGCAGATCATCGATCGTCGGGATGTACTGAATCATGGTAGAACCGCCTGAGCCAAAATCCATGTTCTCCATTGTCTCTCAGTGAGAGTCTTTTTAGCGATATGGGACGCGTCAGACCTTCTTGATCGTAAAGGCCGACGACCCCTTCTTGACCATAGGTGTACCGGACGTCGATTGGAGCGCCGGTGGGTGTTTCGGATTGTAGTTTTTGGCGTGGTACTGCCACATCGCGTCTGACCCGATGCGGAACCCCGTGCGAATTGGCGCCTTGTAATAGAACACACAATCCTCGATCCGATTGGATTTGCTCGTATTGTCCAGCACCAGACACTCGTAGTTTTCCGTACAGGCGTTCATCACCTGGCAGAACATGTCGAACGTCGGAAAGACGCCGAAGAATGACTTGTACAGCCGCTCGCGGTTCTGAATCACATTCTCGCGCAGGACAAACACGTAGTCGACGTTGGCACGGAGATCGGGTGACAAGTCCATGCAGTACTGCATCGTCAGCATGAAAAAGAGCTTCCAGTGACGACCGTTCATGAAGCACTGGCGGATGCACGTATCCTTCATGAACGCCTTGTCGTACATGCAATCGTCCATGAGCAAAAAGGCGCCCGTTTTGCGTCCCGAGCCGACGATGGTTCGCTGCCGGGCGAGCACCTTTTCGATCGCCGACTTGTTGTAATCGCCGTAGATGAACAGATCCGGCACAAACTGTTTGTAGTAGTGGTTCCCGTCCTCCGTGCCTGACATGACGATCCCGACCGGCAAGTGCCGTTTGTAGTACATGATGTCAGTCACAAGGGTCGATTTACCCGTCCCGCGCTTCCCGATGAAGACACACACCTTGTCGTCTGCGATGGTGCTTGGATCAAACTTCCTGAGCTGGAGATTTGCAGCCATTCCTGATACCTTCGGGTATTTTTCCAGAGCGTGTCAAGCGCGCCGTAAAAAACCGTGCCTAGTGTTAGATGTCGAGTGCCAACATTCGACTTGCAGCGCGTGGCGAGCAAGATCTGTGGCTCACAGGCACGCCCAAGCAGACGTACTTTTTGGCGGTGTACAAGACGCGTGACCCCTATGTTCTCGAGACGTACGAAGTGCCGTTCGACACGACGATCGTTCCGTATGGAACCACCGCCACGTGTACACTGCCAGCCAAGGGGGATCTCATGCACAAGGTGACGCTCAAGTGTACACTGCCTGCACTGTTCTACCGCAAGTCTGGATGGTGCTATCCCGTGACATCGACGACATTCCAGCCGTACATCTATTTGTTCGACTCGTCCGGAAACGTCATCGAGTTTCTCCAGGTTCGATCGAACCAGGCGTTCTACTCGGCAGCCGTGCGTACGTGGGTTCCCGTGTCGACCAACCTGACGTCGGTCGGGTATGACGGCACCCGCCTGACGTATACGACGTCTGCTACGGTGACACGCATAGGCTTTTTGGCAACCGACGCTTCATTCTTTGGATTTGATCAAAATCTAGGGACCAAGTTTGGTCTGACGGGTATCGTCACGTACGCGGCCGTGTCAACTGGTCTGGCGGCCCCATTCACGCTCGAGCAGAGTGGTTGGGTCCTGGGATTTGTAC